TGCTGTTCGATCGGACGCTCGCGCTTGTGTCGTCCTGCTGCAGCTTGCTTAGCTGTGACCATCACGTGATGGTGATGACACAATGATCTGAGCATGTGCATCCTGTGGTCATCGCGCTGCAGGTGATCCACCTCAGTAGCCTGTGCTGTGCACCTACCCCCAGTGGGATCCTCCCAGGTGCACCTGTGCCCGTCCCTCCCCAGGACACCCCGTCGTATGGAGGGCCAGTTGATAGGGAGCGGGGAGCGCCTACTGCCTCCTGTGCGGTTGTCCCATGCCATGGCAGCCTCCGGTATTACATGGAATTACATGCGCTCCGCTTGGCGCAGGGACAACAGGACGTGCATGACGTCGTTGCCCGTGGCATGCGCGTAGCCCTCGGCGGGGGTCCGCTGGATATCCCAATGCCGTATCGCCAGCCATACAGCTGCGAACTCGGAGCTGTTCAGGTCATCGCTGGTAGGCGTCGGATAGCCTTGATCCGCTCTCTCTTCCCTCACGGTCTCTCCATCACTTGGCATTCTTGCTACCTTTCTTCGGCCCCGGCTTCGCTCCCCCGTTGCCGCTCTTCCTCTTGTCCTTGGGCGTACCGCTGTTCGGCTTGGTCCCGGGCATAACTCATCCGTTCGGTTGACTTGACAGCCGGGCACGCCGGCAGCATGATTGTCCTATCAGCAAGACGCAGCACCAACGAAGGAGCCAGTCATGATCGTTCTCAGCACCCTCCGCGAGCAGCGCGCCAACGCAGTCGCAGTCACCGCAGCGACCCGTGAGCCTCTCCCGTGGGTCCGGATCGTCGCCCTCATCCTGGTCGCCGGAGCCATCTCGTTCTTCGCTGGCAGCCTCGCCACGACGCTCCTGGGGCTCTCCTGGAACACGCAGGGCTCGTCGGTTGGCGTCAGCGCCTGCAGTTCGATCGTGTCGGGCGGGGTTTACTACAGCACGACGGAGCACCGGATCGGTGCCTTCCAGGGTTGCGATTTCTAGGGCTTGAGCACAGCAGCAGGGGTTAACCTCGTCCAACGGGGTTAACCCCCTCTCGCTCGGACGGCCAATAGCCAAACACGGCCTTGAACAAGTTTGACGCAAGCCCCGAAGCCTGCGAAACCGGCACACCTTCGGACAGCAGCGCGTCCCGGAGCGTCGTCCACGGGTGCGGAGAGAGCCGCCAGCGCAGGAGCCCGGGGCCCTTGGTCCAGTAGGTCCATAGCTGACTTCCACGTCCGAACTGTAGGTTGCTTGCCATCCGGCCGCCCTTCATGCTATGGTCTTCCCATGACGAACTACAGCGACATTATCAGCGGTCGGGTCTGCGCCAACTGCGAGGACACTCCGGCACAGACGGGGCTTTTCTGCTCCGCCGCTTGCCGTGATGAATCCGAGGGTGTTAGTGACCCGCACGAGCGCCCGTACCCCCGTGCGTCGTATGCGGAGGAGCGCCGCGCGGCTCACTCTCACGTTACCCGAACCCCTTCCCTGTCCGAGCGTCGGGCCGCACGTGGTCTGTGAGCGCCCGAAATGCAGTAAGCCAGTCACTGACGACTGGCTTTACTGCTCTCGGGAGTGCTTCGACCTAGATAACGATCCGGTTCCGGTTAGGCCGCGTATTCGTCACAAGGGGATGAAAGATACGAGGTTCGGCGAGCGTCAGTAGGCCGCCTCTCGTGGTACGGTGATTCTAACCGACCGCTAGCCGCCCGGTAGGGTTGATTCGGCTGCGGTTCACAACGGAGCGAAGCACGATAGCCCCCTGTTCGTGATAGGAGCCAAGCTCGTCCGATGTCAAGATCACGTAGTACCAAAACTCGTCATGCCAGGAGAAGTACGGCTCCGTGGTCGTGAGCAGCCGTGCGCTGTCGTCATCGAAGAAGCACAGAGCCTCCGTTGGCAGCGACCCCGTGTATCCAGTCATCTCCACCGCTGCCAGCAGAGAGCCCCTCTCACTGACCGTTGGGAGCAGCTGGAAGAGCATAGGGACCTTGTCGGCCGGGGCCTCTGGTCGGTCCGAGAGGAGCCACGGCGTGCCTTCGCTACGCCGGAGCAACGACAGCAGTGCCCTGAATCCCATCGCTGAACACCTCGGTGGCCTTGATCGGGACGGTGGAGTAGACGGCTGGCTTGGTCGCTGGCGTGCTCGCCACGAAGCCCCCGAAGCTGTGCGCGGTGGCGAGATTCAGAACGCGGTGGCCGGAGCCTCCCGTGATCTCAATCTGGCCGCGACCGGCGCCTGCGGCGTTGTTGAAGGTCCACACGTCCCGCAGGGTGACGCCCACGCCGCCCGTGATGAGCAGCCCCGCCGCCTGGCAAGCCCTGGTTGCCGGGCGGTTCGTGCCGTCCAACCGCGTGCCCTCGAAACGCAGCTGACCGTAGCTGGCCTGCACGCGTACGCCCACCGTCTCCGTGGTGAGGTAGAGCGGCCCCACGATCGTCTGTGACATGTGCACGAAGTCCAGGTAGAAGGACCCCGCAGGCATCGTGGTCGAGCTCATGTACGAGCCTGCTGTGGGCCAGTACTGGTTATCGGAGCCTGCCAGCGCGAACTGGGTGCCGGTCCCGCCGTTGACGTAGGTGCGGTCGATCGTGCAGCGCAGGTGCGTCGCCTTCATGATCGAGCGGAAGGACTTGAAACCGCAGTCGAGGATACGAACGTCCTGCATCTGCGGGCCGGTGCCCAGCGGCAGACTATCCTGCACGAAGGCGTTGCTGCCGTTGCCAACGAAGCACACGCCCTGAATGACGACGTCGCGGACGTTGCCCGCCGGGACGATGAAGAGGCCAGCTGCGTGCCTTACAGCCACCGTGCAGTGGTTACCGAACTCCGTCTCTGCGCCGGGGCCGAGGATCTGCAGGCCGTTGCGAAGGTTGTACTGGCCCGTCAAGACGTGAGACCGTGCCGCGAGCGCTAGGACAGGTTTAGCTCCGCTCGGTGCCGCGTCGAAGGCGGCAAGGAAGGCTGCAAGTCGCTGATCGTCGCTTCCGAGGTAGCTATCCAACGCTGTCGGAAGTCCTGGTACGGATCCTCCGGCTGGTCCCATAGGGCCAGCTGGCCCGGGAGCTCCTTGTGGTCCGGGAACGGCATCCGTACTCTCCAATGCGTCGATGCGCTGCACGGCAACGGTGAGCTCGTCGGACGTTGGGACTGTGACGCTCACGCGAACCTGCCCTTGTTGTCTCTGCGCTGCTCGCGTTGCCAGCGGCGGCTGCCGATCTTGGCGGGGAGCTTCTTGATGCGGACGCCCATGAGCTGCGTGATCATCAGGGAGTTGAAGAAGCTCTCGAACCGGGCAGCCGGGGATCGAAAGGTGAGGCGACGGCGAAGGCGCTGCTTCATGGTTGGGCGGTGGCGCATGCGTCCGCGCATCGTGCCCTTGACTTTGCGCAGCATTGGCTTGCCCATGGGACTTGACACCGCCTCTCCGGCGTGCTTGAATGGTCTTAGACACATTGACAACTACAAAACGGAGTCAGAGATGATCACCAAGACCACCGCAGACGTTGCCGCGATGAGCTTTGACGAGACCCTCTTCGGGGCGGTTATCCGCTTCTTGACCGCAGGTGTTGCCTTCGAGATCGTGGATGGCGTCGCGTACGAGTACGTTGACGACGAGGGACACAGTATCGACTGGACTGGAACGATGGTCATGCGGGAGCTGGGCACGCGGGCGGACAACGCCCTCAAGGAAATCATCCACTACTAGACAGTTAGCCCCCCGGAGCCGGCCGGGGGGTTTTTCTCGTGTCACGAGCGTAGGCTCCAAGCCTACTCTCAACGTAGTGGCCGCAGGGCTCAACGCTGGGAGAGGCAGCGGAGCACCTGCGGCGGCCGTGCGCGTGCAGCACCCCGCTCACCTCATCTGAGGATCACGGCGGGCCGGGGCGCACAGCTTCCGGCGGCTGCAACGCGGCCGGAAATCAGAGGGTCGTTCTCACTGTGACGGGAGGTGGATTTGAACCACCGACTTTCGGCTTATGAGGCCGCTCAGCTACCAGACTGCTGCATCCCGTCGTGTGCGGATTTGCGGCGCTGCCTGTCGACAGCTTTCAACCGTACTGAACGGTACCGCTCCGCTCCCAAGCTGGATCACATCGTCTCGGCGGGAACCCCGCTCCGATGCTCACCGCGTACCCAACGTGGGATTCGAACCCACACGGCCGCAGCCACCCCGGTTTGAATGGGGCTCGTCTTCCATTTCGACAGTTGGGCGTACGTAAGGCTGCCCGCACCGTCCACGCTGATGGACGTTGAGTGTGTGTGCGTCGGTTGGCGGAGCTCGCCTTACACTTAGTATACTCCGGCCAAATATTCGCCAGGAGATAAATTGTGACTTAAATCACTCAAATTGACGATGTAGCATCTGTACGGTTGCCCGCCGGATACCTATCCTGCGCAGCTCCTCCTCTGTCAGATCTCGGCCTCGCTTCAGAGATTCGGAAACCGCTTGTTTGTATCGATACAGGGTGCGGGGCGGCACGGGGTCCCCTGCGAACGCTCGGGTGGTGTCGATGAGGGCGTTTTTCACGGACCGGTCAATGTCTCCCGTGGCACCCCCCTCCACCATGCCGAGAAGCACAGACTGCAGCGCGTCCTCAACCGGGATGCTGTCGCGGTACCCCTGGGCACGGAAGAAGGCCCACACGGCCCAACGATCGCTGTCGGACATGAGGTCTTCAGCTTCCGCCCGCTTCGCCTCCCGGTAGCGCCTTACCGCCGGGAGCGCCGGAGGGTCCCCCTCCGGGGATGCATACACCCGCTCCGCCACCTCCGTCATGTCGGGGACGACCTCGGGCATCCTCACGGTATCCTCCATTCCAGTTTGTCCACTATCACTATGCTGGCTCGTACGGGTCTAGCCCCGCGACTCAACGCACACCCATGCGACGCCGCAGGATGCCAACAGCTGACTTGTGCTGATCGAAGGCGGTCGTGCCAGAGATGCCCGCCTCCCGCGCGTACTCTGTGATGGTCAACTTGCCCTGTCCGTCCAGATCGTAGACCCGGGTGAGCAGCGCCCGCAGCTCGGGGCGAGTGATGCCCGCGACGTGGTCCAGGAGGTCCCGGGACACCGGGACGTCGTACACGGATCCCGGGGGCGCCTCGCGCTCGGCCAGCACGTCGAGGAGCGTGAACGTGGCGTTGCTATCCTCCGCACCCGCGTTGATCACCCTGTCCAGGCTCTTCGGCGGAAGCATCGCGTTGGCGCGATCCTCCTTCACGGAGTCGCTCACACGCTTGTCCGCATGCGGAAGGACGACAGGCTTGCTCTGCGTACGGGCCAGTTCCAAGACCTCGGCGCGCACCCAGTGCTTGGCGTAGGTCCAGAACGAGGTCTTCTTGCGCAGGTCCGTGCGCTCGATGCCCTTCATCAGGCCGAGGTAGCCGGCGGACATCCCGTCTTGATACAGCTGCACGGGGCAGTGCCGAAGGACCTCGTTGGCGATGAGGCCATCGAAGGACGCGCACAGAGCCTCGGTGGCTGCCTGGTCGCCCTTCTTGGCAGCTTTGACTGCGGCGCGCTCCTCGTCCCGTGAGAGGGGTTCTCGGGGGCGTACAAGGGTGGTGATCATCGTTCTCTCTCCAGTCGAATCCACGAAGTGCTGACGGGCGTCAGCTCCCCTGCAGGTCGGCTGACTCGCTTACTAGTGTACCTGATCTTGTTCTCGGACGGTAGTAGATCTTGGATTTTGACGATCTCCGCGTCGTGTGCGGCCGCGTAGTGAATGTGCTTGTCACATCGGATCAAGGCATCCGAGGGGAACCACTCTTTGGTGACGTGATCAGCCAGGCGCCCGAAGGGGTGACGCTTGGCGGAGCCGACGTAGAGCAGCTGCGCCCGCCGTGCCGGGAGGTGCTCGCTTTCCGTGTAGTCCGGCGCGCGGCCCTTTCGGTAGACCTCATACGTCCAGCCGATCTCAGGATCGGACTCGTCCGTCCAAGGCGTCGGCTTCCCGGGCGCCCGGCGGTACGTGACCCGAAACCACTTCCGGGCGCGACCGATGAGCCAGCGCACGGAGAGCCAGAGTACGACGAGGCCCGCGCCGATGAGAGCGTAGGCGAGATACGGGCTCATCGCGGCCACGCCCACCCAATCAGCGCACCGATCGCGGCCGGCACAGCTACGATGGCAGCCAGTAGGAGCCACGCCTTGCGATCGAAGAGCGCAGCGTCACGGGAGATCATGGGTACAAGATCTCCAGTCTTTCGCAGCGCTTGACCAGGTCGGCCCAACGCCATTCGATCGGCGAGACCGGCTGGCTCGCCGTACCAAGGTCGTGCCACACGGTGCCCATACGCTCGTACAGGAACCCGAATTCGTCGCGGAGCAGGGTGCCGTTCGCGGGTTCTCTCATGCCCACCTCGTCATGTGCTCGTAGCAGACGAGATCCACAACCTCGTCCTCACCGTTCATCCCGAGCAGGCGCTCGCCCATCGCGAGGCTGCCGCAGTCGACGCAGCGGATGTCCTCGTCCACTTCAAAGATCTCGTTCACAACGTCTCCCCAACGATCTCCATGGACGTGATCACGCCCTCATGGTCTCCGGTGCTCTTCAGCCTGGCCAACACCAGGCCGTACGCCTCGATCATAGCATACATCTCCGCCTGGCGGACGGAAGCAGGGTCTCCGGTGTCTGCGATGTGCAGCGGGACGGTGACCGCGCTGATGCTCTGGTCCGGGTGGATGGGGCGCCGCGAGTAACCCACGGCTACGGTGATGGTGGTCGCGCTCATCGTGGTACTCCCGTCTTCCAGTTGCTGTTCGGGGTGAGTTTCAGGCCGTCCTCGTGCAGGTGACGAATGTCTGCGGCGGCGAGGACGAGGAGCCACCAGCGCGAAGGGTCCTCGGAGCGTGGCTCACGGAGATGAGCGACGAGAGCCGAGGGCACTTTGCGGAGCATGGCTAGCCCTTCCTCCGGATGCGGGCGACGATGAGCTGAGCGACGGCGACCGTCGGGACTGCGACGATGCCGATGATGACGGAGTAGTACAGGATCCCCCACATCAGCGCACTTCGATCCGGCGGACGGTGCCGTCTTCCACGGCTACGCTGCCGCTGAGGAGCGAAGTCACGTAGGACTTGACGTCCTGGCGGAGGAGGGCGCCGGGCTGCGCCCCGTACGACCGCTCCCAGTCCTCGCGGTCGACTTCTACTGTGACTACCAAGCTGATTCTCATGCCTTGACCATAGTCGCTGTCCGGCCGCGTGTCAAGGTGGGCCACCACTCCAACAGGTAGATCTTCGCGAACTGTCCCCCGACGCCATGCGCGATCCGCCGAGACTCGACAGCTGTCGGAACAAAAGATCAGACGAGGGCGGTTTGTCTCAAAGGGAAGATCGCACCTCCTGCAGGTTTTGATCATCAATGCCCAGCCTCATACCAGTTGCGCCCAGGGACTCCCGACTCCATTGTAAACGGCACGGCGATTCCCCCGGGCGGGTGAAAGGTTAGGTTGAAAGCCTTCTTGATGATCTTCATGTCCTCCTCTACCGTACCCTCTTCGAGCTCGAAGAGCGCGGCGTCGTGCACGAGTCCTACCACTCGGCACAACAGCCTTACCGGCAGGCGGAGCAGGCCCTCCGTGAGGAGTTCCCGCGTCGCTGACTGACCCAGTTGCGCAGTAGATTGCGTGTAGCTGCGCCCCACATCTACAGGAAGGCTGCGTCCCCACGCTGACGTCACCTGACCGGACAACTTTCCGGATATCGTGCAGATCTCCTGCCACGCCGTACGCTTTGGGTACGCCCGCGCCAGATTGGCCAGGAACTTCTCAGCCTCAGACTTGGACAACCCCGTCATTGACGCCAGCTTACGGGCGCCGATTCGGTACGCAGACCCGTGAGTGACTGCCTTTGCGCGCTGCCGCTGAGGGTGCTTGCCGTTAGGCAGCAGAGCGTCGTCCGGCCAGATAAGGGACGCGGTGGTCGTGTGCGCATCGCCAAGGACGTAATCCCGGTAGAACGCCTCGTCGCCGCTGTAAGCTGCCACAGCACGGGTGTCCGCGCCAGCGAAGTCGAACTCCACGATGAAGTGGCCGAGCTTGGCAGCGATGATCTTGCGGTCGTTGGCGCCGTCGCCGCGAGCACCAACGACCGTCAGGCCCGGGTTCGTGAAGCTGAACCGACCGGAGCGCTGCAGAGCCGTGATTTCCGGGTGGGCTCGGCCGTCGGAGCTCTGATTACGGAGCAACATCTCCGCAGTCATCCGCGCGCCGGAAATCGCAGCGATGGACTCCGCGAGAGCCTCGGCAGCGTCGCCCTTGCCGGCAGCGGCATCCTTGACCGCGTCGCCACCCATGGACGGTGCGCCGCCCTTGGTACGGGGGAGGTCGTCCTCGTGGACGCCCACGGAGGCCAGGGCCGCCAGCACGGCTGCCTTGCCTGGGTTCGAGCGGAGCGGTGCCTTGCCGGTGGTTGGAAAGCCGTAGTCGCGCTCCAACCAGGACAGGTGGTGTGCCTTGCGGTCTTCCAGGACCTGGATACGCTCGCGGGCAGCCGTGGCGTCGATAGGGATGCCGGTGCGGGAGATCTGGGCTAGGATGCCGTGCTTGCGTTGCTCCATCTTTCGGTACTCGGACCATGGGTACTTGGTGAGCATGGCCGTTGCCAGATCTCGGGAGGCCTCGATGTCCCCGATCAGGTACGCGCGAAACTCCTCATCGTCCGTGGGGATCTTCTCGAAGCCGCCAAATTTCTTGGCCAGATCCGTGACGCTGTTGACCTTACGACGGGTGCCAAGCTCGAAACTCATCTGATTCAGGCTGTAGTACGTTCGCGCGGAGCCGGGTCCGGAGCAGCCCTTGATCACCCCCGTGTAGTGCTCGTAGGACTCGGGGTAGGGCATGACGACGGGGCCGTCGGCGAAAGTATCGTAAATCTTGTCTTCGAGCGCCATCTCCAGCGGCTCGATAGAGTCCTTGCCGAACAGCACCGACAGGTCGAAGGCATGCACAACGTGCCCGACGATGCGGTCGGCACGGCGGGCTGTGTCCCGGAGCTCTTCTATGTCCGTGGACAGCTGGACGGGGCCGTCCCCCCAGGCGAAGCCGCCCAAACGGACGAAATCCTCGGGAGCGTAGTCCCATCGCTCGGCTGCGCTTCGCGTTTCTAGGTCCAGGGTGAGCGTGGTTGGCTTCACGGCATGCTCTCCCGCCACTTCACCACGACGATCACGAAGTCGCGAGGCGGATCCTCGTGGAGCTCGTAGAACACGTGGCGGACCTGGATATAGGTGAGGCAGCGTCGGCGGACATCTTCGGCCAGCTTCCACAGAAGCTCGCGCTGCACGGTTCGGAGAGTGTCGGGGTTCTGATTCAGGTGCTCCTTGTCGACGCGGGTGACGGCAGCGAAGGTGCGGTGCTTGCGAAGGTTTACGGTGTGCGAGAGCGGGGTCATAAGATCGGGTCTCCGTCGCTGTCGGTGTGCACGCGGTCCTCTTCGATATCAGAGTACCAAGCGCAGCCGGGCTTGCGGCAGCAGCCTCCGGCGTCGATGTCGTGACCTTCCATTGGGTCCTTGGCCGCCCTCCAGTGCTTCGGGCGCTCGCCGGCAGGGGCACGCCAGACGAGGATGCCCCGTCCTGCCTTTGCGCGGAGGGCTACAAGCGACAAACCTGCCTCCCGAGGGTCAAGACACCGGGCAACGTACTTCGACGTCTCAGATTTCACTTTACGACGGTGCGCGTCGAACGTGGAGACGGAGGAGAAGGTCTCGTGGCAAGCGGAGCAGTGGCTGATAAGGGTTCCTGGCCACGAGGCACCACCGCGGCAGCCGATCATGAGCCGTGCTCCCGTTTGAGTTTTTCCGCCCACTGAGCGGCGACTGCAGCGACCTGAATCAGCTCAGCGTACAGCTTGCCGGGATCCGACTCAGCGACAGCTTCGAAGAACTCCTCCGTCAGGATGTGACGGAACGTCAACAATTCGTTCGAGTCGGCTTTGTCGCATATCGCGCGAGCACGATCCGCAAGCTTCTTGTCTCCTGGAAGGCCCGTACCGTTCGGGTAATTCTGCACGCCCCACTTCGCGTCCTGAGATTCGAGTTCGGCGCGGATGTCGGACAGCACCCACATCCGGCGGACCTTTGCGTACGCGTCCATTATAGTGCTCCCAGTCCGTGAAGTCCGATGTAACCGAGAATCGCCGCCCCGATGAGCAGGGCGACCACGAGCACACTGCCCAGCCGGCGAAGCTGATAGCGAGCCTTGCGCTTCAGGTGGTGGAGATCGGTGACCTGGAACACTCGCACTGCCACGATGGACAGTGCGAGCGCCAGGACGACGAAGCCGATGCTAGCCATTGGGGGTGCTGATCACGGTGATGGGCTCTACAAGGTCGAGAGCGTGGTCATCGGTGCCCACGTACGCGGTGGCGTTGGGGCTCTCCAGCACGACCCACGCGCCACCGTACATCTTGGCGTACAGGTCCCCGTCGCCGTCGCGGACAACTGCACCGACAGGGAGGCGGTTGACCTCGAAGGGGCTGATTGATGCGGTGGCAGTCGCGGCTCGCAGCGACGAGAGCTCCGCGAGGGCGTCGTCACGTTGCTGCTTTGCTTCGAGGAGAGCTGCATCCTTGGCCAACCGGAGGGCCCTGTAAGCGTCGGCGTCGGGGGAAGGGTCGTCACCCATCTCGCGATCCGGGGTGACCCCACACGACAGTACAAACTCCTCGTTGTATCCGTCGGTGCCCACGCCCGGGTGCCTCGGGTCGTCCCAAGCCCACGAGAAACCGTTGTACGACCAGACATCGCCAGCGTTGTCCATGTAGCGCTTGAACGGATCGAGCATCATGGCTTGAACACCACCGTGACGGGCTGCTCGATCGCATTTGAGGGGAAGAGAGTAGCAGGGTTTCTGCCCGGCCGGACGCGGGGGGCACCGACGCCGACGAGGATAAGCCAGCCGTCGCCGGACTTGGCCATCGTGTCCCCAGCGGCATCCTTGACGACAGAGCCGACGGGGAGGGCATCGAGGTCGACCGGCGGGTCGTACGGCTCTCCGTTCACGGTCACGGGGCCGCCCGAGTTCAACTCCCACACGCGCTGCTGCGGGGGGCCATAGCCCGCCTTGGTGCGGGACTGGTATAGGTAGCCTTTGGTGTTAACGACGTAGGTGGTGTCGTTGTCTCGGAAATGCAGGACATCGCCGGGCTTGAACTCGGACATCACTTCACCAACTTTGTGTCGGAGGGGAGATCGGAAGTCGCGTAGATACGGGCGCCACTGGCGCCGCCCTTGAGGGTGCCACGGATCGAGGTGTTCGAGCCGACCGTGGCCAGGACCCAACCGTCCGGAAGGCGGACGTACGTGCGGTTCATGATGTCGGAGTGCGCGAGAGAGCCGGTGGCAGCCTCGTCCAGGGGGTTCGGCGGGACGATGGGGACGTCGTTGACGTGGGTGACATCCAAGAAGGACTTGCGGCCGGCAGCTGGGATGGATATCCAGTTGCTGCCGGTTGCGGTGAGGTCTTCCTCCACGCAGTACGCGCGGTGATCTTTGCTGACGACGAACACGCTGCCGTTGCTGTTCTTCAGGACATCTCCGGGCGAGTAGGCGTACGTGGTCGGCAGGGTGAGCTGATCGTAGAATCCGGAGCGGAGACCATCCGTCACGCCTCGGTCGTTGTTGGTTGCGCGGCCGTCTTCGCGGAACCACGCCCCCCGGGAATTCCGGGTACGGATCTCGTCCGCCGCAACGGCGCGGACAGTGGTGCCTTCTGGGTAAATCATGGCTCTCCTTGTTTGGTGGGCGTTGGGTTCATTGTTGCATGGCTCGGGGGGTGTGTCAAGCGGGGGCGTGAGGGTCGCTGTGTGTGACTGCGGCGAGCCACTTCAGTGTGTAGCTGTCTGACTACTTTAAGCACAGGGACGCACAGGGACAAAATCGGGGTGTTCTTTGGAAACTATCCTAGAAAATCTCTCTCTAGAAATAACCGGGGGATTTACGTCCCTGTACGTCCCTGTCGAGGGTATAACTGCAGCTAGACCATGGTTTGAGGCAGGGACAAACAGCCGAAATTTACGTCCCTGTCGCGTCCCTGTACGTCCCTGTCAGCTACTCACAGCATCTGGGTCGTGACCAGATGTCACACGAATCCCATTCAGCACCCGTCGGCCGTCACTTTTCTGGCCCTTGAAGCCCCGCGCGTCCAGTTCCTTCATCAGCCGAGGACGTCCCCACGCCGCTCGCGCCATCCCCATCGTGTCCATATACGTCACGTAGTGTAAGTAGACAGCTCCCGCTGGGCTGCACAGTCGGGTGGGGGTTCCGGTCGGAGCGGTGACCATCCCTAGCCACTCGTCCAAGGGATCCGTCTCCCGTTGATACTGCTCCAGCCACTCCGTGATGATCGGAGGCTCCTCAAGGCCGGTGGCATACCAGTCTTGGGCGGCCCGGACCAGCCACGCGAGGATACCTGGACCCTCGTCGCGGATGAGGTTCGCCACGCGGTTGAGATCCTTGGTCGAGTCAGGCACCTTGTGCAGGAACTCGACAGGGCGGAGACGACGCCACACAGCATCGTCGGACGTTGGGATAGTGAGTCGGGAGTTTGCTGAGATGACCAGCTTAGCGGTAATCTCGAAGGTTACGGGGTTTTTGTACTTTGCGGACGCGGTGAAGTCCCTAGACCCTGTGAACTTTTTCAGGACGCCGGACTGCAGCTGACCGACGCTTAGCTCCCCCTCGTCCACGAAAGCGATGCGCATGCCGGGCATCGAAGCAAGCTCAGGGTTGTTGTCCCCGGTGGCCACGAACGCCTGCACGTTGATACTGCGGAACATCGGTTTGAGGACGCCCCCGACGACTTCCATCAAGCTGGACTTGCCGGTCCCCCCGACTCCATGGAAGACCCAGAACTTTTGCTCCCGGACAGACCCCGTGATCGAATAGCCCAGCATGCGACGGATATATTCGGTGACCTCCGGGTGATCTAGGAAGGTGTCCGCCAGCTGCTGCTGCCAGGCTGGGCACTTCGCGGCAGGGTCGTAGTCGTGCGGGATGACTTTGGTGAACCGGAGACCCGTGTGCCAAGGTTCGAGGGAGCCGTCCCGAAGGTCGACCACCCCATTGAGGAAAGCCAGTTTCCACGGGTCGGAGTCCCAGGCATCGTCGTCGACGTAGACGCCTGGGATGTCCCGAAGCTTGGACACCATGTCGTCGGCAGCCTTTGCTGATTTCAGCTTGGCGGAGGCGTTGTACTTGCGCATCAGGGCAGCAGTGTCCACGGTTTCAAGCTGCAGCTCCGCCCGGACCGTGTCCTCTACCTGTTCGTGCAGCTGATACCAGCGGGTGCGGATGCGCCGGGCGTCAGGGTCGTCCACCCAACCATGGCCTGTGTACACGCGCCAGCTGGCCCCATGGCTGTACGCGATGCCCCCGTCTACCACTCGGTGGAGAGCGGCCGCATTGTTCGCATCGGTGACAGAAAACAATATCGCGTCCACATCGATTGGGTCGGCCGGGGCCGGCAAGCTGAGGTTCTGGGCTTTGCGTAGAAGCTGGCAAGCACCCGCGATGTCCAGGGAACCGGCGGACATGTCCTTGGCGCGATGCCACATGCTCTCGTACTCACCGGCCGGGAGAACGCTGCCCGCCTGCCGGAAGGTGTCCAGGAGACGGGGGAACGTTGCCTCTGCGATGCCAGGCTGGGCTTCGTCCAGCTCAGCTACGCGGCACATCAGCCACAAGCCGCGATCGTTGAAGTTTCCAGGGGCCGCGCTGGCAAGGTAGTCATCGATCGCCTTGTCGATCGTCGCGGCTGGGTTCCGGATGAGGCGGAGTGCGTAGATGGAAGCTGCCAGTTGAGACGGGGCTCGGGTCGCCACGCTGGTTTTGCGGGACAGGGCTTCGATGAGGGCCGGAGACATCATCGGAGCCGTGGTGACTAGGGACTCGGGGGTGACCCCGGCAGCGAACGCATAGCCATCGCTGCCGGGCAGAACCGCGTAGCCCCCGTCCTTACGGATGTCGATCCCTGGCAGCACCTTGACGCTGTTGCCCAGGGTCGTGTCCCCCGGCGGCAGGCGGTAGTAAGCGTGACCGCCACCCGAGGGTGTGGTGACCTGCGGGGCGTGATAGGGCAGTTGGAGAGAGTTGAGCAGCTTCCGCCATTCTACGTTGCCGTCTACGTGGTCGCTCTTATCGAGGTCTACGACAACCAGAGCTGCTTGGCCGCGACCGGTGAGCACTCCGATGCGATCGGCGTTCAGCCACATCGGGTCGGAGAAATCCGGGGTTGCGTGGATGGTCTTCCACGCGGCTGCTGGACGCTTCGTGCCGGGGATAGCCGGCAGGACGACCATACCCGCCGCAGTGTAGCGGCGGGCGTAGTCGAGGATGTCAGTCACACGGCAGCTCCGATCTTGTTGTAGAGCTTGAACATGGCTCTCCATTCCTGTATGAGCGAGGCCTCCGCCACGAACGCCTCGCCACGAGTCGGGTGCTCAGAGTGGATCTTGAAGGACGCTATCTCGGACGCCCACGGCTGGAACTTGCGATGCCAAGCGAAGCGCTGGGTTCCGTCGCCGAAAGAGGAGCCGATGTAGAGCGGCGTGCCGAGGAGATCATAGGCGACGTAGACGACTGAGGGACGCTGCTCCCAGGTCTCGGGGATCTTGTGACCGATCGGAACGTCTGGGAAGGTGTCTCCGTGGGTACGTAGGCGCGTCGCGTGACCGTCGCACAGGTCCCGGTAGACAGTTCCCCTCCGAGTTCCGTTGAGCTTCGAGCAGCCCGGTACGGTGCACGGACGCAGCCCGGCGTACCGGCACGACTGGCACAGCCCCGCCGGTCCGTTGGCCTTGCCTTTACAGGTCTGGCAAGGTCCGTACGTGCACGAGGTACACAGCCCGGCCGGTCCGTTGGCTTTGTTTCCACAGATCTTGCAGGCGCCGTACCGGCAGCAGAAGCACAGCCCGGTCGGGGAGCGGGCCTTGTTTCCACAGATTGTGCACTTTCCGTACGTGCACGACTTGCACAGCCCCGCCGGTCCGTTGGCCTTACCCCCACATTGCGTACAAATGCCGTACGTGCACGACTTGCACAGCCCCGCCGGTCCGTTGGCCTTACCCCCACATTGCGTACAAATGCCGTACGTGCACGACTTGCACAGCCCGGCCGGTCCGCTGGCGACACTGCCGCACTCACACCGGCCGTAACGACGCTCGTGACCCCCCGCCCGGGTCACTCCGCACCCTTGTCATGCTGGACCAAGATCCACAACAGCTCTCGATACTGCGCCAACGTCATCGCCACGTACGCATCTCCCACGCCCTTCCTCGCCCTCTTCAGCACAGCCGCGTTCCAGGGTGTCCCAGCCACCCGTCCCTGAATCGCGGCCCCCTCAACACCCTCCCGCAGCGCCGCAGTCAGATCTTTGTACGCCTTGAGCTGCAGCGTCACCACGTCGGGTCCGACGTTCACATCGCCAGCGTCGGGCACCGTCATGGCCTTGCGTTCGGCCCACAGACCGCCGTCCTGCAGGTAGCGGGTGACAGCGGTCTCCCACGCCGTGCCCTTGGCGCGTTGTGCGCTCATCGTGGCCGCTTCTTCGCTCCGGTGCGTTCCCACTTTCGGAGCACGTTGATCGTCGTGCGCAGGGCGTCCCGCATCTCTTCAAGGTCCGGGTGCGGGATCGTTACGGCCGGCTTGTCCGTGACAATCCTGCGCGGCTGATACCCGATCTTGTCAAAATGTCCGTAGACACGGTCCCCGTAAGGCTCTTCGTGGCGCCTGGCCGACTCGACCTCCAGCTGTGCGTCCTTGCCGGTGCCGTGCTCAAGCCACGCGAGAGCAGTCTCCGCCCGCGACAGCACGGTGCGAACCTCCGTCAGCGGGCCAGACGTAAGGCGGCCGATGTCGTAGTTAGTCATCCTTGCTCCACACGACAGCCTCGAACGCCTTGGGCGCGACGTGTCCGATGACCGTCACCTTTTCCCGAGCCAGCGCCCTAGGAACCGTATCGGACGGGGGAAAGTAGCCACGCCAGTTCCGCTGCTCTTGCGATCGTTCCGTGATCCGAACGATCGGCCGCTTGGCAGCCAGCCGGACGATTTCACCGCATGCCATGTGCGTGCCGCCCACTCCGTCCACGCGGTTGTTTTCGATGACCGCGACGAGACTGCCTACGACGATCTCTGTGCCTCTCCAGTCTTTCATGCTTCAACTCTCCTGTCCACAAGGACTCCCCGCATCACGGCAGCGCCAACCGCTGCCTCCCGTGCGCCGAAGTCCGATTCTCCTCTGTGTCCGTCCAACCTAACACGGTCGCCCGGACGGCAGTAGGCAAGGTCGCCTGTGCCGATGGGGCGCCACACTGGGGGCTCGTGCTTCGCGTCCAGCTTCCAGAGCGTGGTCGCCATCACTTGCCCCCATCGTCAATCCAGCGCTGCAGCTCCTCTGTGCACTGCTGACACAGGTGCGCCACCTGACGCTCCCGGTAACTCTGTGCCGCCAAGGTGAACACGAGGGTGCCGTATTCAAGCTGGTGGTCGCATCTTGTGCAGACCCCCACTGTCTCCCCGCCGCTCACGACCGGAACCCGATCTTGAACTCTGGCTCTGCGTCCTCAAGGTGGTCCGTGCTCGGCTCCGCCTCTTCGTACGACACCTCTTCGCCCCTCAGGAGCACGTAGGGGGCCGCGTCCGTGGGCTCTGGGGCCATCGCGTCCGCGAAGCGTTGGATGACGTTAGCGACGCCTACAGCGGCCTTTGCGCAGCCGACGATCGCTTCGGCGATGCCTTCAAGGATCACGAGCCACCCTTTCGTTCGTTGCGCTTGATCTCATCGCGACGCCGGGCAGCTTCGCGGGCCTGCTCCTCGTGCTGCCTGCGACGAGCCTCGTTGGCTTCCCGCTGGCGACGCTCGTCCAGTTGACGCTGCAGCCGCTGGCGAGCCTGCTCCGCTTGACGTTGACGATCGGCTTCTCGGCGACGTCGCTCTTCCAGCTGACGCTGCAGCTGCTCGTGAGCGCGGCGGGCGTCGTCTTCCTTGCTCATGTGCTCTCCGTTCGTGGTAGAGACTTCAGCATACAGCACGATCCCCCCGCTGGCAACCCAGTCGGGGGGATCTCTGTGCGGTTCCAACTTATCAGAAAGGCGCGGTTTCCGCGCCGTTGGCGTTCAACGCACGCTGTGCGACTGTGAGGCGGAAGTCGTAGTACGAGCTGCCGCCCGCTTTCTTCGACTCAGTGAGTCCGCCGAACTGTAGGACAACGACGTCACCAGCCTGCGGGTTCGATTGCGCCACCTGGTTACGCCAACTCGTGAGGCCGTTGGAGACCTTGAGAACACCAGCGTCGAAACCGGCTTCGGTGATGCCCTCGTGGGCGATGGCGACACCCGGATCGGTTCCCACGCCCTTGTAGCCGGGAGACGACCAGACGGAGACGACCTTGCCGACGACTGAGAAGGCGGGGACTTCCTTGTGTCGAAGATACACCCCGTCACCGGAAGATGACTCAGCCTGCTGGGCCGCCTGGGCAGCGGCGGCCGGGTCGAGACCTAGGGCCTTCAGCTGCTCTTCGATGGAACTCATACAGTGGTCCTTTCGTTGATGTTAGCTGTCATAGGGTATCAGAAAATCCTAGATTTGGCAAGCCCACCTTGGGGTCCATTCCGTTGGAAAGATCTTACGGTGCTGGCCCCCTGTGCCCCGATTACACCTTACGCACTGCGCCGCGACGTTGTTTCTCTTGTTAGATCCCCCCGAGACAGCGGGATCAAATGACCTATCTCCGCCTTATTATCCCCGTCAAATGCTACGCCACACGTGAAACACACAGGCGAGCACGCACCTGAACAGCGTTTTCTGCGTGTACCGGAGGGGACAGGCAGTCCACACTGATCGCACACTCTGCTCATACCGATACATCCGACACCGTTGTACTGATCGTTCCGAACTGCAAATGCGCTCTCTCTACGTCCCAATTTTGTATGTTAGCCAGAGCCTGGAATCCTTGCCACGTACGGTCGCGCTGATCCGGCCGAATCTGAATCCAGTCAGCCATCTTGGGTGTGATGTGCAGGATTGAGAGCTGGTCGATCTTCGGGAGCTGTGTGATCGTGCCGTCCCGGGTCACGACCTCTTCGCCGCGTGCGAGGGCTTCCAGTTGGAAGGCGGTTTCCGGATATGCCCCCTTTCCGCTCTTAACGTCGCACAGGTGGTGCTTGTCTCCGATTTTGAAGAGCAAGTCCATCGTACCCGCATAACCGATTGAGTGGTTGAAGATCGTTGCTTCGTTGAGCACCCACTCCGGCTTGAAGCGCTTTTCCCAAGCAAGGAATTGAGCGAACCAAGGCATCACCTGCCGCATGGCTTCAACGGGATCGACGTCCGCGTCAGCACAGATGCTCAGTGCGTACGAACTGAAGGTTGGCACACCCGTATTGCAGTAGGACTCTACAAGGTCGTGCACCAAGTCACCCGCTTTTGACGGGGTGAAGTCGGTGCCCGGGGCGCGAGCCTCGTAGCGGGCGCCCTTCAGCAGGATCCGCTTTAGTTTCTTCGTCATCGGGGACAAGGTGTCCCATTCTCGGATGACGTACTCCACGGTTTCGTTGACCGCCCAGTTCATCAGGGCCGGCTTGTCCTTCATGCCCGTGATCGTGGTGACCGACGGGTACGCTTGGCCGGTGACAGGGTGGACATATTGGCGGCCGGTATTTGACTTTCGTCTAGCCAAGGCTGGGAGAGACATTTACCGACCTCCAGGTGTGACCCCGCCAAATTGCGGCGACGTTGTAGGGTTTCAGTCCGTACGAGTCAGCTACGGTCCGGGTTGAAACATCGGAAAACTGAAGGGCATAGATCCGTCTCGCGTCTTCCGGGGTGATCAAGGCTTTGTAGTGACGACCCCGAGACACCATCGCGGACATGTTATCGTGCTGGTTTCCGACGTGAAGGTGACCCAGCCGGACGCACTCAGTGTTGTCGCAACGATGACAGGCGAACTCCCCGGGCTTAAGTGCACGTCCAGCTTGCGCTAAGACAAAATGCGTAGCCTTCATCCGCTTTCCGTTGTGTGTTAAGCGCCCGTACCCGTGCCAATCGATCTGTCCTTCCCACGGCTCGCACGGACCAATGTCCGGTAGGCTCATTCGTCCTCCAACTCCGCCATCTCCACGCGCCACGTGAGGCGCGCGGCTGCCTCCGATAGTTCGATCTGCATAGCCTTGCCTTTCTGTTGCCCAGTAGGTCGAGCGACGCTCAGGCTCACCCCTCCGGAGTCGGAACGCCACTCGACCGACTAGCCAGTGTAGCCGGACAAACTCTGGGCGGCCTGCTGCCAGATCGTCTCTGGGGTCGCTTCGGCCTCCGGCGAGATGGTGTTCACGAAGCGCGAAAACTCCTTCAGCAGGGCCACGGTGAGGCCCCCAAGCATCGGCAGCATGGCCACCGCGTGTGGGCCAGCGAGCACTGTCATCAGATGGTCGGTGCCCGCCTCCTCGTCGTCTTGGAGCATCAGAGAGACGAGGATGATCGCGTCCTGCAGGGCGTCCGACATATCAACGTTTGGGTTCGTCACGACTTGGCCTCCGTGATTCGGATGTCCGCGTGCGGCGATCGGGCGAGGATCGCGGCAATGTGAGCTGCCGTGGCAGACAGCGGGACGACCTTGCTGCGACCCTGGGAGTATACAGTGACGTTCACTTCGACACCTCGTCCGGGAGAGCCTTGACGCATGGCTTGAACGTCACGTCAACCAGGTGGTCGCGCCAGTTGGCACCGTCGGGGTCCATGGACTCGAAGCACTCAGGGTCGTACATGTCCATCGCGACCGCCTTGTGGGAGTCGGCTTCGATGGTCCACGAGGAGTCCTTCGGGTACTTCCGCAGATCCCCGCACTTAGCCGCGTGGACATCGTAGTTTCCGGATTCGTGCGGGTTGACGATCGTAACCTTCATGGCCTGTGCCCTTCGTTGATTAGCTCTTCCGTCATAGCTAACCACAGGTCGTCCTCGCCTGTCAAGTGCGGAGGGCGGACATCACTGCCGCCAGGAGAAGTCCGCGCCGTGGGCGTGGCTGGCGTGCACGACCTCCGCAAGCAAACCCAGTGAGTCGTGTCCGCCATGCCCGAACTTGTCCGAGCAGCGCACGTAGACCAGCACTTTGGGGAACACCTCGAACGCTTCCGAAGCGTGGCACTGAGGTGAGTACATGGCGGCAGTGAGAGGTGGGTGTCGCATGTTATCCGTCCAAAGCCTCTCGGATTCTGCCCAGTGTAGAACGAAGAGCGTTCAGGTCCTGGAGAGCCTCGGACAACTCGCGCCAGGCACTGTCGCGGTCGGCCACGGCACGTCGCAGGGCGTCGCGAGCACGATCCCGCTCGTCCGCCAGCTGGAAGCCGGCCTTGACGGGATCCATGATCTCTCGTACGATCTCGTCGTCAATGACGACGAAGGTCCCTACGGAGAGTGTCGATCCGGAGGAAACCCTCCAAACGTTCACTTCGTTCACGTACGCTAGGATTTTGACACCGCCGCCCCCGTCGTACACGTAGCGCTTTTTCGCGTCGAGCACCGCGCCGGCAGCCAGCGGCAGGCCCGGCGGGGTGAAGTTCGAGTACATCTGGGTAGCCCCGGCGTCCGATAATGCCACGGAACCGTTGCGCTCGTGCCAATGGCCGTCCGTCCCGCGCTCGCGGTATCGACCCGCCTCCGTGAGTTCCCACTCGGACGGCGCCAGCGCAGTCGTGCCGACCTCGTACGTGGTTCGTTCGCTCGGTGGTGCCATGGTCAGTTCTCTCCTCGGACGATGTTCGTCGGCACGATGCCGATGCGACGGGGGTGCGGGTTGTGGACGGACTCAGCGAAAGCGCTCTTCACGTCCGTGTGGAAACGGTAGAACTGGGGGATGGTCATGCCGCCCGCGTGCGGGGTTCCGTTGATGTCCCGGTACTTCATGTACGAGCGGACGAAGCGCAGCGACGCGAGGAGGGATTCGCCGTTCTCAGCTGCGTAGTAGCAGGCTTCGCCTTCGATGTCCAGCATTACGAGGCCTTCAGGGTCGGGATGCCGTCCAGGCTTCGGACGATCCGGCTGTCCTGGGGGTCGACAGACGCGAGCGCCAGGAACTTGTCCCCCCCAGCCTCGTCAGACAAGCCGACCCCGACGTACCCGTACAGCAGCTCGTCCAGCAGGTCGATCTCGGACTGGGTCAGGGTGACCTTGATGCCCTTCGGTTTTGGACCGATCTCCCGCAGCTTATAGCTGTGCAGGGGCGCCCACCGGGACGAGATTTGGGTTTCGGTGCCGTGCCAGCCGCCGCCGCCATCGGATCCTCCCGGGCGAGCCAAAGGCTTGTACATGGTGTAATGATTCGGAAGGTCCGACATCTCGTACCATGTGTCGCCGGTTGCGTCTTTGAAGCTTCGTACCTTGGGCATGTTGTCTCCTTTGAGGGTGGGCGGCACAGCGGCGAGATCCCAGTTACGAGGCTCGTTCGTCCTCCCGGCGCCGAATCCATCGGCGGCCGCTGTGCCTTACAACGAGAACGATACGGGGTGATGGAACAGATGTCAAGCCCCAGAGACGAAGAAAGCCCCGCCACATTCAGTGACGGGGCTTCCTGATCGGGACTAGTTGACGGGCGGGTCGAAGTGGGCCGCGACCGTAGCTACGACGGGCGCCTTGACCGGCGTCACCTTCGAGCGAACGATGACACCCACGACCAGGGGCACGGCTACGACGAGCGCAGCGACGATGCCTGCGAGAGCCGCACCGAGACCAGTCGGGATGGTAAGGCTGAGGACACCCAGGAGCACCAGCACGCTGTTGATCACTGCCACTGCGGCAGCGCCGAAAACGGCAGGCTCGGGGGTGGGCTCGACGGGGCTAGACAATATCGTCTCCGTTCTGTAGTTCCTGCATGAGGTCGGCTACACGGTCGTGCAGCGCCTGCAGGTCTTTTCCGTTGTTGCGGATCGTGTGGTCAGGAACCTGCTTGTCCAGTTCCGTCTCCGAGACGTGCTGATCACGGTTCGTCTGACCGTCACGTAGGACACGGACGAACAGGAAACTAGCGCGGTCGAGGTGGTCGAACTCGTTGCCGAACCGAGCATCCGTGACGACGATCGGGGTGTCCCCCGGCGTGTTGATGATCCGCTCGGATGCTGCGTTCACCCATGCGTCCACGTCCAGCTGCTCGCGGACGCCGAGGCCGTGAGCTTGCTGGAGCCGGCGAATTTCGGGAAAATATTTCTTGGCTCCGTCGTATCCTGCGGCTTCGATGGCGTCGTTGTATCTCGTGATCAGGATTCCATCTCCACCCGGCCTCGCTGCCACAATGGGGTTCATCGCTGCCATCACCGCACGCAGCGGATCGGCGAACGCGATCTTGACATACCCGTAGTTCTCGATCAAATACTCGGCGATCGTGTCCTTGCCGGAGCGGGCGTAGCCGTAGACTGCGATGTCGGGGAGGCTCATGTCAGCCCCAGTTCTGACCGGTCGGGTGCGGATTCGGCTCCTGCGCCACGACGGGCGGAGCGGCAGCGGGGGCGCGCCACGAGGATCCGCTCGGGTGCGGATTCGGCTCCTGCGCGATGCGTGGCGGCTTGATCTGCGGGACCGGCACGGTACGGTACGGGGACGTGGCGGCCGGGGGCGTGGCGACGGAAGCCGGAACAGCGGCCATGGTCTTGGCCGGCTCCAACTGCAGGGCCAGCGCGATTGCGAGGCTGATCACGGGATACTCCTTGGGTTAGGCGATCTGTCGATGTCTTCCCAAGTAGGGTAGCACGTCCACCTCAAGTCCCGCAACCCGTGGCCTACCTGCTCCGATGAGCGCGAAGAGGCCCATGGCGGAGACGCCCACCGGCATGGGGGCGCTGCTCGTGGGTGGCGCGGCAGCGGGGCAAGACCAAGAACCAGCGGACTGCGATGTTCCGTCCGTGTACGTCACGGTCATCATGCAGGTGTCGCCGGACTGAGTGACGGAGGTTGAGGAGATGCCGCGACCGTCAGCACCGTTGGTGCCGTTCGTGCCGTCCTTACCGGGCTGTCCTTCGACCCCCGGATCGCCTTGGGCCCCGGTGGCGCCTTGAGCTCCCGGGGCGCCCTTGGGGCCGGTGACGCTGGCCCCTGGGGCGCCCTGCTGGCCCGGCGCGCCCGGCTGGCCTGGCTCCCCCGTCACCTGCTCCACGCGCGTCGCGGGCGGAGGGGCGACAGAGTTTGGATTCACGCCCTTGTTTGATAGGGCGGAGCGGTACTTGTTCGCGTCGGTCGTGAGGGCCGTGATCGCGGCGTCGCGGTTGGCGTCGGCCACCACGCGCTGTTGGTCGCGGATGATGAACAGCCCCATGCCGGTGAGGACGAGGGCAGCCATGATCCCGAACAGCAAGAGCGATAGTCGCTTGGGGGTCATTTCAGTCCATCCGGTGCCTCTGGGGCGTCTCCGCCTTGGTCTCTGATCGCTTTCAACAGGGTTCCCACCCACGTCCACAGCGAGACGTTTTCGCGGCGGAGCTCGCGGGCTTCAAGGCGGAGCTTGTCACGCTCGCGCTCGGTTTCGTCGTCGTCCGCGCTGCGACGGTTGCGGAGACTGACCAGCAGGCCGCCGCCGCCGGTTAGGAGTCCCGTCGCGACAGTGCCGACCGCTAGGACGGTTGCCGGGTCCACTTCATTGCCGCCTGTCTGTTCGAGGGCGGCGCGGCAGCACCTGTGCGATCAGGAGATGACCCAATCCGACCACAAGAGCGTACGATGCACTTACCCAGCCGGTGTGAGCTATCAACGCGCTGGCTGTAGCGGCCACGGCACCCATGCAGAAGGCGCCGAAGCTTGCTCCGTGCCCGATCAGAGCGAAGACCCGAAGGTCTCCAATCCATCCGATCAGCACGAGCAGGCCGGTTGATAGCAATAGAATGCCGAGGACGTTGGCGCCCCCGGCCAGATGATTTAGTGCCGACGCAACAGGCGTAGATACGTCGGACGGTGGTCGGATGAGGTAGGAGAGTCCAGCGGCGACGTTCGCCAACGCCAAGGCGAGCGAGGCTGTCCACACCCGCCTTGACGGGACGTTCACTTACTTGGCTTGTCCGGGCGTGGGCTTCCAGCCGGTCCACTGCTGCCCCGCCGGCTTCGTGCGGTCGAAGGTGTTCACGTACAGCGTGCCCTTCGGGTCGGTGCCCTTGACCAGCAGGCGCAGGCCCGTGAGGGTCACCGCGATGGCAGGCGCGCCGGAGCCGGTGCCCCCGATCTTCTCGTCCACGTAGCCGGCACCCGAATCAAGATCCGAGATCGTGACCAGATGGATGCTCTTGTCCTCGTCGCGCACGGCGAAATACGCGGTCTTGCCGACCGCCGCGACGCCCACGCCAGCCAGCCACGTGCTGTTGCCGACCAGCGAGTATTTGACGGTTGGGTCGGTGGAGCGGTAGATCTTGCCGTCAGTGCCGACGATCGCGAACAGCGTCCGTCCGTCTGACAGGGTGGTTGCGCTCACGGTCGAGTCCTCCGAACTGGCAGGCGCGGAGCCAGCCTTGAATGTGACGGGGTTGGGCTGTCCGGCGCGCACCCACGCGACGAAGTCAGTGAGCAGAGCGCAACGAGCCGAGAATGCGGAATTCAGGAAGCTGATGTGCATGTGGTCCGGACCGTCGCCGCCGGTCTGATCCTTCAGGTTGTACGGCGCGCGGGTGTCGTTCAGCAGGTAGTTCGTGATGATGTACTTGATCTGGTAGAACTCCCACGTGTGAGCGCGCAGCCGGGGGAGCAGGTACCTGCGCAGCAGGGCGGGCGTGAGGCGAACGCCGTTTACGGTGCCCCCCCAGCCGATGTCGATCGCTGTGATCTTGCCGTAATGGCCAGTGCACTGCCACGGGACGTGGTCACCGCAGCCAGCTTGGTGCGACAGGTCCCCGACAATGCCGAGGTTCTGGATTCCCAGGGCTTTCATCTGGGCAGCCAGATCGAGGCACGGCTGTGCGATGGCGTACGAAACGCCGTTTAGGACGGGCATTACTCTCCTTCGTCGGCGTCGGCGTCCGCGTTGATCATGTAGGGCTCCTGGCACGCAGCCAGCGGAACCTCTTCGTCCGCCGCGACGTCATAATCGGTGTCGAGACGCTCTCGATCCGGGTCAGTCATTCGGGACTCCTAACGGAATAGCTCCAAGTTGGCGTTGACGTTCTGCAGGGTCGTGACGGCTCCGGTTCCGCTTGTGATCTGGACCAGCAGGTCCACGAAGCCAGCATCGGACGCGACCACGGTGGGCGGGTTGATGATCCACGAGACGTGCCGGAACCACACTTCCGCTGAGGAGGCGGGGAAACCCGTGACGGTGCCGCGAGCGATCCCGTTGTCGTTGAACGCCGCTACGTCGGCTCCGGTGTTGTCCGTGAGCGTCTTCCGCCACGTGGCCTCGTTGATGCAGCTGGTGGTGCTTCGATTCAGGATCGAGTAGTCGAAGGTCAGCTTTGCCAGCTTCGTGCTTGGCTTGATGTCGAGGTCATACAGCGTGCCGAAAAGGAGCGTGGTGACGACGGATGCGTTGATACTCAGCGAGCTCCGCGTGTAGCGATAACTGGCGTACTTCCCAGCCACGGCACCCGTTGCCCAGACGTTCATCGCGTTGGCCAACGCGGCAGTGTCCCCCGCGATGTCGGGGGCTGTGCTGCCATCGGTTGGCGGATACGGCAGCTTCTTGATCGTCGTCAGCGGCATTACTTCATCAGCTCCACGAGCACACGGCAGCCGCCGGCAGGAACCTGCGCCGGCCCGGCGCTCGTTTGAGACTGAATTGTCAATGTGGCGGTTCCTGCGGCGGGCGACGGGAGCCACATATCGACATTCCAGACAATGGAAGTGGTGCCGCTGCTGCTGCCGCGTGCCCAGCGAGCTCCGCTGCCCAGGAGTGGGGTTGCCCCGTACGTTGCGGTCCAAATGGCCTCCACCGCGTTCGCCACGTTCGTGTTGTAATTGACCAGCATGGAGACCTTCATAAGCCCAACCCCCGCCCCGACCACGATACTCGCGGAGGTGACGGTGGTGAGGCCGGTCGCGACGGGGGTGACAGCTGCCGCGTTCTGGAAAGTCGCGAAAGCCCAGTTGGTCGGGGTGAACGCGGTCGCGTCGGCGTCGATGTCGCCAGCCAGCAGAGCCAGCACGGCGGGAACGTCAACCGGAGTGTCCGTGGCAGCTGGGTAGTGATACCCGCGAGAGGTAGTCGGCATCTTATCTCTTTCCTAGTGCCACGGGAGTATTCAGGAGGGCGAAGAGGACGATGTCGCCCACGACGTACGTGGCTCCGTTGAGGGTCCACGAATCGCCGATGCCGCGACCGTCGAAGGCCACCGACGTGAGCGGGGCGCCACTGGACACGGAGGTCACCTCCGCCCACACAAGCTCGGTGGTCGGGGTCTGGTTGGCGGCCCAAGTGGCGAGGCCCGTTACGAGGTCGTTGGCCATTACGCATCCTCCGGAAGCGAGGCAGCGGCGGTCGTGAACTGGGAACGAGTTCCGACCGTCAGTGGGTGGGTTACGGTGTCGACGAGGCGCTTCACGGTGCCGACGCCTTCGAGGTAGACGTTGATGACGTCGCCCGGGTCGAGGAACGGGGCCGGCATGGAGTCGAAGGCCAGTGCCCAACGGTCCTGAGTTGCGGTGGCCAGGATCGAGGCAGCGGCGGACAAAGTTTGCGGCGTGGTCGTAAGGAACGTGGACGCGTAGTAGCGACCACGGACGCCGAAGTTGCCGTCAATCCGGAACCTTCCGGAGTTTTGAGTGACCCGGCCCTGTACAGTCGGTTCATCAGGGTTGCCCGCGTTCACCACGTTGTAATAGTCCGAGCGGCTGATCGTGAAGCCCGCAGGGCCGAGAAGGTTGGCGCTTGAGTCCGACGTGAACGACCAATCGACAGCCGAGGAGAGAGTCTTCTTCTTGCGGACCGAGAACGTGCCGGCACGGCCAACGGACCAAGCAAGACCGTAGGAGTCGCCGATAGCGTCGATCTGGTCCATGGGTTTCTTGGAGTCCGGGGTGCGGGGGGACACATTTATTAGCGTTGCCACCCCGCTTGTGTCTGCCAGTGCGGGTACGGGGATCGAGGTGGTGAATTCAGAGAACGAACGGTAAGGGCCGCAGTGCCACATCGCGTACCCGGGGGTGACGTTGGCAAAGACGGTGAGCGGGTCCGAGAAATGCGGAGAGCGGTCATCCGCGAAGAACTGCTCCATGGAAGCCAGTTTCAGCTGCAGCTTGCCGAGTGACGGGGTCAGGTCCGTGATCAGCATCGGCGGAAAATCGATGTCCTCGTACGTGTTGTCCGAGAACAGGTACCGGTACGTGATCTTGATCGTACGTCCTTCGCGGGGATCGCAGAAGGAGAAGGCGTTGCGTCCGTCGACAAGGCGCGAGGCGACTTCGATGTCGCCGGACCACGGCACCTGATTACCGGAGCTGCCCGTGAGCGAACCAGATAGCAGCTGGTACTCCTCGGTGCCGAGGTCGGTGGCGAACACGCGGTTCGGCTTAACGATGATCTTGAAGCGAGATGACGACAGGATAGCCTTTTTCAGGCGATCGCTGATAGTCCACATACGGGGCTCCTGTCGTTTACGGTGGGCCGAGGAGAACGTCTAGGTACGTCTTGCCGGTGTACGCGGTCTTCAGGTCATTGAACGTCGTATAGCGGGACTTGAGGCTGGCGTACGACCAGTCGAGCGTCAGCGCGGACACGGGGCGCGCCACGAGCGTGTACGAGACGTTGATCCGGCGCTGTTGGTCCCATGCATTCTGGGAAATCCGGGTGACCGTGAGGCCCGTGACGCCTAGGTACTTGGGAGGGAACCAGGCGGGGTCCGTGAGCAGCTTTACCGGGTAGCCAGAGCGCAGCAGGGAGACGAGGGCGTCACGGTCTACCGAGGTGTCCGTCCACAGCGTCATGGAGCCCGTGGCGGCGTCTGAGCCGGTGGACCAGTAGACCGCTTCGCCGCGACCTGGGGGATTGAAGATGTCTGACTGCATGGCGTACGTGTGCTCTTCTGGCGGATCCCCGTTGACGAAGGCTGAAAGGGCCGGGGTGCCCGGATGTAGCAGGAGCACCTTGCCGTCGCTGGGTACCGTGACAGCCGCGCTCGTGGCGGTCTGGCCAGTGTTCAACGTGACCGTCCACGTTAGCGCGGTGTCGCGTTGGGTCTCGTAGTCCCGGGCGACAGCGATGCTCGAAGCCAGCGAAATCGGCTCCGCGCCACGGACAGGACGAGCGGGGGATTCGTTGCAGACGACGGTAGCCGAGACAGCGGTCGGCACGTCCGTCGCGTTCACCGTGAGGTTCACGCGAGGAACGGACGCACCGACCAAGTCCAGCACTGCGGTTAGGGTAGGCACTGACGCTCCGATCTATGTGAAGGCGGGGCGAGCGCCCGAGAACAGCAGGCTATTCGCAAGGCTTGTGTCGTGCGCGGACTGCTTGTCTACGATGTACGCGTCCATCTCAGTGCCGCCCACCTGCAGGGTGAGCTGCTGGTTGGCGAGCGTGAGCTCGTGATTCAGCAGAGCGGAGCCGACGAAGTCCCCACCAGCGGAGGCCAGCGACGCCGGAGCCAGCAGAGCAGCCATGGCAGACTCCACCGCACCCTGGCGGGACGCGAGGCCCTCAGCCAGCGCGTCACCGATCGCTTGGCCCGAGAACAGCGACCACCCCTTGCCTGACAGCGGACCGGTCTTGGCCGGAGAGTGCGGCAGGAAGTTGGCAATCGCATTCATGACGTTCTGGATAGAGCCGGTGACAGCCCCGATGGCGCCGGAGATGCCGTTAGCGATGCCCTGCACGATCGCAGCGCCCGCGTTGGTCGCACGGCTGATAAGGCTGTTGAGGATGCTTATGACCCTGCCGGGCAGAGCCTGGAAGAACCCCACGACGGCGTTGATTCCGTTGCTCACGGCCGTTCTGATGCCGTTGCCGAGCGACGTGAAGAATGCGACGACACGGGAAACGAGCCCCGACACGAATCCGATGATGGACCCGATAGCCGCGCTGATCTTCATGACAACGAAATTCCAGCCCGCCGCGACAGCCGCACCCATCGACGTCAGCCAGTTACGGATGGCCGTCTGGATACCGCCAACGAACGTGGTCACAGAGGCGACGATGCCCATGAACCACCCTGCGATCGCCACACCGATGCCCGCGAAGAACCCACCGATCGCGACGCCCAAGCCGGCGAAGAAGTTGCCGACGCCAGCGAAGAAGCCGCCGATAGCGGGGAGGGCCGAGATGAACGCGTTCACGAGGAACGTGACACCTGAGACGATGGCCATCACCACGAGGGCGATGATCGCACCGATTGCCGCGATCGCGATACCGAGGGCGATGAACGGAGACAGGATGAACAGCACAGCGACGCCGAGGGCGATGATCGCACCCAGCAGAATGCCGCCGATGAGCGGGGCGAACGGCTTGATGATCGTCCAAAACTTGCTGAAGTTGTTCAGCAGTGGGGCCAGCGTGGAGCTGAGGAAGTCCGCGAACGCCGGAGCCAACGTGACCGCGATGTCCACGATAGTTCCGATGGCGCTACCCACGGACTCCAAGAACGGCATGAGTTTGTTCACGGCGTCCTGCGCGGTGGCGAAGAAGTTAGCCAACGCCAGCTGGCCAGCCGGGCTGCTCACGTAGTCCGCGAGGCGGGTGAACATGTCCGCGAAGCCAGCAAAGGAGACGCCGCCAGCCGCCGCTGCCGTGGATAGGCCGCTCAGGATTCGAACGACGCTACCGATGATCGAGCCCAGCTGAGAGAAGGACTGCAGGGCCTTGGTCAGGAACCCCTCGAACGCCGGATCCTTCGCGATGTTCTGCAAGGTGTTGCCGAAGTCCGAGAAATTCTTGCCCATGTCGTCCAAGAAACCCCCGAGCGGGCCGGACGCTGCCTTAGCCAGATCCAGGAAGCCCACCGTCAACGGCTTGATCGAAGCCATGAGGTGATCGAAGCCTGGACCGAGGTTCAGGATCGTGGTGGACAGGTCGCCCGCAACACGAGGCATCGCGAACGCCTTGAGAAGCTCGCGCGCGAAGATGTTCGCGGTGCGGGCGCCCTGCTGCAGAGCCAACGTGAACGCCGGGAGCGACACACGCGCGGCGTTCTGCAAATCGACGCTCATCCCCCGAAACAGGGACTCCTGGGTTTGGCGCTTGATCTCCCTGAACGCGGGGAGCAGCTTGCTGATCTCCGCCACGAACGCCTGAGCGCTCGGGGTGAGGTCTTTCATCGCGGCCTTGAGAGCTTTCGTGTCCCCGGACGCCAGCGCGCTGATAGCGGTGCCAACACCCTGCACACCGATGATGACGCCACCGAGGATCGCAGCTAGGCCCACAGCGCCAGCGGACAGCGCGGTGATGGAGCCAGCGGCCACGAGGAGAGCTCCGGCGAGCTGCACGACGAGAGCGGTGATCACGGAGAGCGCGATGCCCGCGACGCCGACAGCGGCAGTCATGGACACGATCTGCAGGACAGGGCCAGCGATCGGGCCTACCGACTCACTGAAGACCTGCGCCATACCTGCCATACGGGTGCCGAGCATGCCGAGGAGGCCGCCGAGACCCTGGAGCGAAGTGGACAGACCACCAAGCCACGAGCCAAGCTGGGCAAACGTGTTGCCCATACCGCCGAGGATGTTCGTGAACGCCGGGATGATCGTTCCGCCGAGACGGGCGATGCCGCTGATCATGCCGGTGATCGTACCCAGCAGACCCCGACTCCTGCGACTGCCACCGCTGCCGCCGCCGTTGGCCGCGTTGTTGAGCAGGCCAAGCTGAGCGATCAGGCCAGCGATGCCGGAGTTCCGGATGTCGAAGCCGATGGGGATGTTGTTGAACAAGGCGACGAGGTAGCGGTGGAAGATCTCGGCACGAGCACGAGCGGATGCGATGTCGAGGTCGAATCGGATCGTGACGTTGCCGCCCGTGATCGAGTTGATCTGTGCCCGGATAGCGGCACGGTCGATTTCAAGAGTCGTGGCCAGCTTGACAGGGTTCGTGCGCGCGTATCGCTGGGCGTCCCGGATGCCACGGCGAACACTGGCGATCAGCGAGCTCGTGTCGATCGTCGCGCGAAGCTGGACGGCCGAAGCCGCGAACCGATCGAGCTCGGTGCGCGCTTCGGCCGTATCCAGTTTCAGGTTTGCCGTGATCGTGGCCTTGACGGTCTTCTCGATGTCCCGAAGATCGTGGCGGAGCTTGGAGGCGAAGCGGGCAAGATCTGGGACAACCGTGACCTTTGCCTGACCGGCGGACACACCTGCAACCATGAGCTACCCTTCCGTGATTGATCTGAATTCAGCCAACGAGACTTGTCGTGGCTTCGGACGGGCAGCGGAACCGGGAGTTTCCATCGGTGGAGGCGGCTTCAGCTTCTTCTTGCTGTTCACCTGCAAAAGGGCGTGAGTGTTGATCTGGATCGCGTCGATGACCGTGGCCAGCAGGCGCTCCGAGACGCCCCACTCGCGCATCGCGTCCGGGGCGGCGTTGTTGTGCTCCGCCACGATCGCGGACTTGGTCGCGCTGGACGCCGGGAGATTCTCGAACAGCACGCCCAAGCGACGCGTAGACAGCTCACCACGATGCCAGTCAAGGACATCGACACCGAGGGCGAGGCAGTCATATTCGAGCTGCTCCGAGAAGTGCAGCAGGAGCCAGTGAACTACTCCGCTTTTGGGCCTTGCTGCGCCTGCCAACCTTCGAAGATCTCCGTCAGCACATCGAGGCCAACGTCCTCACCCTCGAATGCTGGACGTTGCGCCGGAGCAACCAGGGCGATCATGAGCTCGAAGAGGGCGACTACGGACGAAGAGCCTGCGGCCTCCGGGTCGGCGGCGGTCGCTTCAAGGGTCCCCATCGCGCGGAAGGCGGCGTAGCCGGCCTTGTTCAGCGGGCGGAACGTGTACGACTTGCGGCCGATCTTGTGGACGTAGGGCGCGGTCTGCGAACCGGACTGGGCTTCGGTGAACTGGGCAGAGTTGGGCATGTTTTCTCCTGCGGTGGATTCGGTGGGTGGTAAAGGTGGACGGCAGCTGACCCACCAGACAACTGCCGTCCACCGCATTCGGGCTAGACGATCGCGGTGTCAACCCATTCGAGCAGGTTGTTGGAGCCGCCAGCGTCCAGCAGGGTCGCCGTGACAGGCTTGACGTTCAACGCGTCCGTGGCGTAAGCCAGATCATCAGAACCGATGACGGAGACCTTCGGGATGTACAGGCCAAGCTTGCCACCCGCGTGCGCGCCGTCCAGGAAGTGGACGTACAGGGCGCCGTAGTTCGCGGTGCCGGACGAGGTGCGAGACACCGCGTACGACCCGGTGCCGGACGTGCCCCCTGCACCGAAATACAGGTCCAGAGCCAGCTGGCTCTGGTCCAGCACAGCGAACTGCAGGTTCCACTTCACGGCCGGGGAAGTGACCCGGATGCCGGAAGGCGCAGCCCACGTGGGGAGCGCGGTCGGGTCGTCCTGGGTACGTCCGATCGTGACCGGGGTGTCAGCGGAAACGGAGCCGACGCCCACCCAACCGGTCGGGACGGTCGGGTTTGTGGACGGGTCGGTGGGGATGGTCGGTTTGATAGCGGGAACGCTGGACGAGGTGCCCACTGCAAAATAAATGAAACCTCGTTCAGCCAAAACCACGTCGCCTGCGGTGAAACTCATTTGATGCCTTCCTTTCGAGGGGCGGTCAAAGCCGCTAGATCAAGGTAATCTGCGGCATCCCGCAGCCTTATTGGGGCGTCCCCGAGAAGGCCGATGCCGGTGTTGCACGAGGTACACAGAAGGCCTCGAATACACGCACCACAACTACGCCGGCCCGGGCAGCAGACGTGATCGTGGTCCACGGAGAAGAACTCGTGGCCGCTCCCGGGGTCCGTGGCCCCGCATATCGCACACTCGCCGCTCTGCGCCCGCAGTCGTTCGGTGTAGTCGTCTTCCGTGATGCCGAATTTGTATTTCAAACTGTGCTTACGATGCTGATTGGGCGTGTACCGCGACCTCTTCGCGGTATTCCAGCATGGTTTACAGTCCTGCCTTCGATACTTGCCCACTAGCTGGTATTCGGCGTCGGTCTTCCACTCCCGGCAGGAGAAGCACCTGATCGAATTCTCGCGACGGTCTTCGGCCTTCCGTTGGCCGTAGCTGGCCGTCATGCGGTTGACCTCCCGGTGATGATGACATTCAGCAGGTGCCGATGGCGGAAGCCCTCGGGAGTATCTGCATCCGGCGCGTACTGAGCACCGTCCGTTTCAACGTCGGAGACGCCGAAGCCGGTAAAACTGGCACCCGGGAGGTTCCACAAGCCGAGCTCAAGCGCGGCCATGGTGTCCTCCCCGGTACCCTCGTCCAGAGACCACAGAGACAGCAGAAAACCCTGCCGCACAACGCGGAGACCGGGAGTAGAAAGGGACGACCGCGTATTGGTTCCCGGGAGCCGCCTCACGAGCATTCGCGGTTTCGTCCAGGCCGCTGTGGGCATCTGCGTGAACACGTCGACGTCGGGCAGCTGCGCGCGGAGATAGTCGAGGAGACTCTTTGTGCGCATCAAATCGCCGCATCTCGGAGCGCGCCGCCAAGAGCGTGCATGCCCTCCACGAACGTGCCGTTTGGAGTGTGGTGGCCGAACTCGATGGAAGCCGCGTTCGGGTCGCTGTTCACGACAGCCCAGTCGAGCGAGTTTTCCCGCTCCACCGAGAACGAGCCGGCGAACTGCCCCGTGCGGGTGTGTCCCGAAGCGCGTACGCGCGCGGCCGCTGCGATTCGCTCGGCAACTCGATGGACGTCGTCGTTCACGAGCGCGGCGAGTGCATGGTACGTGTGTCGATCCGTGTAGACGATCGCCATTATCCGCCTCCCGAGATCTGCAGGTAGACCGTGGCGTGATGGACTTTGAAAAGCGGGTGACGATGCATCAGAGGATCCGAGTAGACATCGAACCGCAGGCCATTCCACACCACGCGGCCGTTCGTGTTCGCGATCGTCGTTGGCAACGCGATCATTTTGTGCGTGGTCAACGTGAGCGGCTCATCCACGCGATCGAAAGAGCTGATCGGTTGGATGATGCAGGGCTCTTCGACAGGCGTGCCAAGCGCGGTCACGACGTTGCCCATAGAATCCGTTGTGGTAATCGCCGGGTAGACGGTGGCGGTCTCCGTCAGCAGGCCCCGCAGCCAGTGAGGCATCATCACAGATACGGCCAGGCGTTCGAAGGGCTCCACAACGGATACCACGTGTCGCCGGTCGGTGCGTCGCCGTAGTCTTCGAGAGTCTGAATCGAATGCACACGACGAGGCAGGCGAGACCGGAGCGACGGAGTCAGGAATCCGAAGTTGTTCCCCGAACGGTACGTGGTCGCGGTCTCGCCAACGGAGTACGCAGCGATTCGAGGATCGACAGAACCCCCGAGAGCACCGAGCTCCACGGCCGCCTCCACCACAGCGGCACGAAGCCACGGAGCCACGGCGGAATCCGGGTACGGCTTGCCGGTGTAGTCGCGGACGTCCGAAGAGATCGCCTGCAGCAGGGCCGCTACACGCGCGGCGTCCTCGCTGTTGAGCTCCGTGTCCGTTTGGGTCTGAAAATCTTCGACCGTCGCCAGCGGCGTTTCCGGTACCGAGGCATGGACGAACGCTGTTTCAACGTCGATGCTGTCAGAGCCAACGAGCCTCCAAGTGCCCTCAATGTCCAAGGTCAACGTGAACGGGAACTCGCCCGGCGTGGTCTCCGTGACCGGCACAGACGGAGCCGCGACGTTGTTCGGATCCGTCACCGCGACGTTGACCGTTGAGCCAGCCGGAAAATGGAACGTGACGGTTTTGATGCTACCGAGCTCAGCCATACGTGGGCGCTCCTTCCAGGGCTTGCGTTGGACCGGCGAGCCGGACGGATTCGGTGCTGCCAGCCATAGAACGGCGCTCCGTGACGCCGGAATCAAACGGCAGTCGAAGACGGACACCGGACGAAGCTGCCACCGACAAGGTCAGCGGTGCGGCGTTGCCCAGGACCAGGAACGGCTGAGCGAGCGCCAAGGACGACATCTGCAGGGCAGCCGAGCGGACCAGGAGAGCAGCCGCCAGCGATGCCGGAGCTGAGGACAAGGTCAGCGGTATGGCCCGGGAGACCACGAGCGCGGCGAGTGCGGAGCTGGGAGACGTTAGCGTGAGGGGCCGGGATGCGTTGAGGGCCAGGTTTGCGGAGCTTGTTGGTGTGCTGGTCGCGACGATCGGAATCGTGGCGAACGCAGGCAGCAAGGCCACCTGAACGCCGACACCGTTTGTGTTGGCCGTCGTGTACGTGGCTGTCAGGTCGCCGGTTGTGGTCGAAGCCGGAGTGAACTCGGCTACCGTGATCGAGCAGACCGCGCCGGCCGCTACCTCCACGAAAGCGCGCTGCGTGCCCTTCGAAAGCGTAGGCGCGCCGTTGAGGCCCGTTGTCTTCTCTACCAGCACGGCCAGCACGGTGCCGGACGCGCTGGAAGCCGTCATAGACGGGGCTATCGTCGTCACCTGCGACGCAGGGCGTGGTTGTGGGGTGCCAATTGCGTCCACACCGTTGGATGTCTCCCAGACCACGACAGCCGAAACCAGCTTGCCAGCGGACAAGGTGAACGCAGCCGCAGTGTCGCCAGCCTGCACCGTGCGGGTGAACACCGAGTAGAGCATCGTGCCGACGATCGTATCGGCTATGCGCGTCGTCCACCCAGTGGCCGCTGTGGTGATCAATGCGGGGTCAGGGTTGGCGATAACCAGCGTAGCGACGTCGCCCGCCTGCACAGCGGGATCGTTCGGAATCGATGCGCTCGTGACGGCCACGGCACCTGAGTTGTACGTTGCCGATGCGCGAAAGGCCATGATGAGCCTCCGCTCAGCTAATCAAGCGTGACAGTCAGCGCACCGACTGCGATCGTGGCAGCATCGCCAGCGGTGTACGTCTTGGAGACGGTGCCCCAAGCGATGCGGCGCGGTGAGCCGGCGGAGTCGTAAACGTCGAAGCCGAGGACAGTGACGGCCGGCATGTTGCTAATCGTGATGGCGTTCGTGTTCGCGATGACGCCGGCAGCGGCGGAACCCCAGGTGATCGAGGGGTCGGTGTAGCCTCCTCCGGTGACTTTGGTGCCGGCGGCAGCGTCCGTTGGTGCTGTGGTCGTCAGGGCAAGCTTGAAGGGGCCGGTGGGCGCGACGTGAGCGGAGACGCCGAACTCGGCCTCAAGGATCGCGTTCTCACGAGCGTCAGTGAAACTGCCCATTACGCGTCAACCTTCGGAGCCGTCTTGCGGGGAGTGCGTTTCTTGGGTTGGGGGGCGTCATCGCGGACGAAGCCGAGAGCCTCAAGGCGAGCGGCATCCGCATCGTCATCGGCGCTGGTCTTCTGGCCGCCGGGCCGAGTCAGGTAGATAGGCACGGATACTCCTGTTACCAGGTCGAGGGGATGTGGGTACGTTTCCATCCACCGTCCATTCAAGTATGACTGTCATACTTGAATGGACGGTGGATCCGTTCAAGGTTACCGGACTACGCGCCCTGTTCGATTCTGACGTAGTTGCCGAACGGGGTGTCAGCCACAAGGGCTTCCTTGCCGGTGCGCTGGTTCACGTAGAGACCCATGTACAGCTCCGCGCGAATCGCGACGAGGTTCGCCTGCCACATGGAAACCATGGCGCCAGACGGACCGATCGGCAGCGCGGTCTCCCGCGAGATGCTGAACGACAGGCCCTGCGAGACACCGAAGACCAGATTCGAGAAGTCGCCGACGAAGCCAACGGCAGTCGAGCGGTCCGGGGTCGGCAGAGCGGTACCCTGCGCACCCTTGCCGAACGCAGTCGGCAGGCCCAACAGCGAACCCGTAGCCCCATCGAACAGCGGGCGACCTGTCGAATCGACAGCGCGCTGAATCAAGATGCGGCCGGCAGGAGACAGAGCCCAGTAATTCGGCTCCACGTCGTCCGCCGCGAGCTCGGCCAACGCGTCCAGGTAGGCGTGGTAGGTGTCCCCCGGGACCGTATCCGCAGCCGGGATGACCACAGCCGGCTGCGCCGACTGGTCAACGAAGGTGGCGAACGGCGAACCCTTGCCGTAAAACGCAGCCGCATCGATCTTGCGGGCGATGGCTGTGCCGACCGTCTTGTAGAAGTCGTCCAGCATCAAGGTCAGCTTGTCCTGCTTCAGAAGCTCGTCAGACATCGTGGTGATGACTGCGATTTTCTTCGGGACCAGCGTCGCCAGCGTGCTCTGCAGGCCAACGATTGGCTTCAGGTCACCCTCAGCGACCCAGTCAGCGGCCGGCACGCCGACGTTGATCGGGATAACCTCACCCGAATCACCGATCGGGACCTGACGGCCGACGCGCATCGCGAGGGAGGTCTCGGCCGCGTGCGCGAACAGCGGGCCGGACTGGTCGGGGCGAATGTAGCCGGTGAGCTGATTCGCCGTGGTAGAAGTGATAACTGGTGCGGCCACTGAAGGCTCCTATTCGGATGTGAGATTGGAGAGAGCTTTGTACAGGTCATCGTCAGCGTACGGATTCGCCGGAGGCGGCGTGTTGCCGCCCCGAGCTCCGCCGCCGAAATCGACAGCCTTGCGGGTGCCAGCGGGGGCGACCTTGGCAATCCATGCCTCGATCGCATCCTCCTTGATGGCACCGTCTTCGCCGACGAACCCAGTCAGATCGCGGCCTTCGAGCAGGGCATCCGGGTCCGCACCGTGCGCCTTTGCGGCGTACTTGACGTGAACCTTGACGAGATCCTGCCGAGAGGCGGACAACGTGTCCGCCTTGGCCTTCTCCACAGCGGCAGCGTTGGCTGCAGCGAGAGAGTCAGCGCGAGACGTAGCGGCCGTCAGCTGCTCACGAACCGTGTTCAGTTCGGCGATCGCAGCCTTCTTGTCGTTTTCGTTCTTGCGACTGAATGACTTCCAACGCTCAGCCTTCTCCGCATCCGTTTCGGTGGGAGGGGCGTCGTTGTCAGTGTCATCGGGCATTGTCTTACCATCCGTTTCGGATACAGGGCCGCTAGGCGTTACGCGGACGCGGCCTTTTTGGTGGGAGTACTGGGCTTGGGATTCGTGCGAGGCTGTTCCTTGCCGAGATTCCCACCCTCCGGCGTGAACCGGACATTCTTCAGGGCCGCGCGGTCTGTGCCACCGGCAGCCTTGTACAGGGCGGCGAGCTCCTTGTCGTTCAGGAGCTGCCCGGGGTCGATGCTCTTGACGATCGGCACGACTGCGCAGTTGCAATTATCGTGGATCTTCGCGAGATCGGCCTTGTGATAGAACCGCTGGCTCGCGGCGATGCACAGGCCGCAAGAGTGCCCCGAAGCGGAGAGCTCGGGGTGGACCACGCGACGGTAGCCAGTGATCGCGGTGCGCGCTTCGTACACGCGGGCCGCGACAGCACGGGCGACCGCGTCCAGTTCGTCCTCCGCGAGGAAGCCGAGAGAGTCACCGGAGACGTCGAACGGGTCGGACAGGATGCCCTTCGCGGCCGCTGTAAGCTTCAGGCGGTCGGACATCGAGACGACGCGAGCGGCGAGCTCCCCTTTCGCAGGGTTTGGGGTGAGCCCCAGGGCTTCCACAATGCGGTTGGCATGGGCCTCTGCTACTTGGCCCATCTTGCGTTTGCCGGCCTCTATCAGCGTCGCTGCGCGCTTCGCTGCGGCGTCCTTATCCGGCAGGCTGGCCAGCTGCGCCAGCTGTCCCTGAAGGGCTCTGAGGAGTGACTGCTGCTGTGCTGCCAGGCTGTCCAGCAGCTGCGCCAACAGGTCCTCCGCCGCCACTTGGTTGGACGGGGTTCGCGGCATCGGCAATGCTCCTTGTGAGTGCGTCCTCCGCAGCGTCCGCCTTGGCGCGTTCGATGGCGGCCGGGGTCATGCCCAGGACGTCGCGCATGATGGTCGTGTGCGGCAGGATGTCCTTCAGCTTCGCGGCAGCGTCCGCGCGGGCCGAGATCGGGATGTCGTCCAGCGAAGGCCAGATCGTCTCGATCAAGCCTTCTTTCGCGCGCTCCTCGTCGCCGAGGATCTCGAAGGCGATGGAAAGCGTCGATGCGTTGCCCTCGCCCACCTGCACGCGACGATCCGCAGCCTTGAGCTGCAGGCCGATGCGACCGGCTTGGATCGTTTCGGCTCCGACGTTGGTCGTACCGCCCGGGAGGAGCTGATATGGCGTGCTCGTGACAGCACCGAAAATCTCGATGTCCGCCTGAGTCTCCCGGAGGAGCTGCAGAATGTCGGACGGCTGGAATTCGCCGAACTTGGGGTCGCCAGTCAGCGCCCACACCGACCCCGGGTCGTTGCGGAGAATGTCGTCAAGGTCCTCTTGGCTGTACGCGCTCTCCCCGAGGGCCACGAACCGTTGACGGAAGGCCTGAGCGGCGCTCGTCACGAGGCGGTTGATAACCCCCGCGTTGACGCGGCGCTGAATGTCCAGGGAATCCTCTACCTCGGCGAGCGTGTCCGTCCAGTGGCGACCTTCGAAGGTCAGCACGGGCTTGAGGCGCGGACGATTCAAATAGCGCACGATCGGCACGCGGGTGATGTCCGTGGGCTCATCGGAGTCGATACGCCAGCCGCCGGGGCCACCTGCCGTGGCGGACGGAGGACCCGACATGTGCACTGCTCGCCCAGGGAGGTGGACGACCGCGCGCCACGTGCCGTCGTCCTCTTTCCAGCGGCGAAGACCCGCGATCGTCTTGCGGCGATCCCCAGCCGCGCGAGCGGTGATCGTGTCGAAAGGCGACTGGACGTTGATACGAACGCCGGTCGGATTGTCGTACGGTTCGATGAGCGTGTATCCCTCACCTAGCGACGCGACGGAATGCGCCAAGAGCTTCGAGTCCGCAACCATGTGGCTTGTGACCCAGATGTCGTACGCGGTTTCATCACCGAGAGCATCCGCGTCCGCGCCGGTACGAAAACCGGCGGGGTTCAGCGTCTGGCTGATAGCTGCGTTTGCCACGCCGACGATGTTCGTGCGAGCCATACTCTGGAAGCGGCGGAACGCGGCAGCGGTGTTTTTCCCGCCGCGTGGAAGCGGCGGATTGCCGACGTCGTACTCTTCCAGAGCCAGCAGGCGGGGGTACTTCAGGTCAAGCCTGCGATTCAGCTCTGCGAGCCAGTAGCCGGGGCTCCCTGCGGAGGTGTCAAGCGATGGCGCCACGTGCCCTCCTTCGGGATCGCTATTGGTTGATACGGAAAATTCGCCCTTGGACCTTGGGCTTGAACTCGCGGCGCACCGTTGCGGTGCATTCGTAGGCCAGCATTGCGGCCATGGCAACGTCAATCTTGTTCGGAGACGACGGGTATTCCTTGGCAATCTGGATACCTGAGCGCGAAATGCGGCGCCGGCAGTTCAAGATGTGCTGCTCCATGATGATGTTTCCGTCGTGAGACAGCTCTTTCGCGAGCGTGGCCTGCAGGAACCGGTCGAGTGCGGTGATTACCATTAGATTACGGTTCATCGCGAAGTACATCGGATTGACGGAGCTGCCCGATGACACCTTCAGCTTTTGACCGTACAGCTTCCGCCACACGTCTACGCGGTCAGACCAATGCGCCTGGTCCGCGAACATCCCGACCACGTTGTAGCTGTCGAAAGCGGATGCCAACGTTGCGTCAACGTCCTCACGGTCCACTTCCCAACCGATGCCATCCTTGCCAAACGGCTTTTCCCAGACACCCAACAGGAACAGGTGACCGTCGCTCACGCGGCAGCCGACGAGAGCTGTCGAATCGTCGCGGATGGAGCCGTCGAAACCGAGGGTGATCGGCTCCTCCGGCAACACAGTGACGTCGTCACGCTTGCATGCGCCCCACTCGGGGTTGGAAATCCATGCGTCGACAGCGGCAGTGATCTGGTTGCCGAAGAAACGGCGAGACGATGCGATCGGTGTGCGCGTATCGTAGAACGTGTTGATGATCGACTCGATCGGCACCCAGGTGGAGTCCTGATAGACGTACTTCAGGCCCTTGCGGAGCGAATCTTCGTCGTGGATATTCGTGTCCGGAGGGAACTCGCGGTGATCCCAGTAGACGGAGAGATTGCCGCGTACCTTGCCGGCAGCGTGAGCTTTGACGTAGTCGTGAGCGGACTCCATGACCGACTGCTGGCCAGGGACGTACGCGTTAGAGATCTGGACGATCTTGCCGCCGGTCTTCTGACGGTTGCGCTCAAGGACAGCTGCCACTTCGATGCCGCTGTTGGCCGGCAGCATGTAGCCGGACTCCTCGATGACGCCGAAGGTGACGCGGTTGCCTTCCAGCGAGCCGGGGGACGCGGTGACGAACTCCATCAGGCCGTTGGGAAGGATGACCTGCGATCGACCGATGCTCACGTCATCGCGGTCGACCAGCGCCATCGCGCCCATGTCACGGTCCGCCGTGAGCATGAGGGACGTCCACAGGTTTTTCGTGGTCTTCTGTGAGTAGCCCATGATCTGGACCCACGGGTTCGGGTGCGGCAGGCCGATGGGCTGGCCGTCCTCGTCCCAACCTCCGAAGAGAACCGGGCCGAGCGCAGCAGCCCAGGAGGCGGCGCCCAGCAGCGGTGACCGACCGGAGCCTTTCGCGCGGCTGAAGACGGAAGTCGTGTAGACGGCAGCGCGGGACTCGTTGTTCGCGACGGAGTCCGTGGGGTCGTACTCGGCGTCGGGGTTCAGCCGGAAGAGGTTGTAGAAGTGGTCAAACTGGCTGTCCGTGACGCGGAACGGGTTGCCCGCCGCGTTGCCGTCCGGGATGACGAGGTTAAATTCCATCCAACCGCAAAACAATGGGCCCAAAGAGGGAAACGGCAGCCATTCGTCCCCACGCGGCCGCCACGACATCAGACAGCCAAACGGTCAGACAACGCGGGCCATCCTGCCACCACGTGATCATCGACAGTGTGTTGAGCGGTCGCGACAATATCACTTACCCTTTGTCCGGAAGGCTGTTGGATGGCCCACAGTTCCAGGTTTTCTGGTCGGTTGTCCAGCCGGTTCCCGTTCATATGATGAACGTTTTCTCCGGGCCGAAGCGTCCTTCCTAGCATCCGCTCCATGACCAGCCGATGTTCCCGGACCCAGCCGCCGTTATTGCCCCCAACGTAGTCGGCCGCCACCTTCACATATACATATCCGCTGTACGTACGGCACTCCCCGAGTTCCGCCCAGGAGCGCACGGGCGCCCCCCGGCCGCGACGTCGTTTTTCCTCGTAGTGCCGACGACACAAACCCTTCACCTCAGCGGAACGATCGCAATCAGCGGAGCACATAATCTAACTCCCTTTACGGGTAGGTCGCAGGGAGCCCTTGCGGCGTCCGGCGATGGCGTGCTACTATCTACGCATGGAGACAATCACGATTTACGTAGTCACGGTAGGCGAGTACGAAGACAAGCGCGACGTGTGCGCGTTCCGCGACGAAGACAGGGCTCGCGAAGAGGTCGCGGCGTACCGTCGTCTAGGCAAGGGCGAAGATCGATCCGCCGAGTACCACGCGCTGGAACTGCACTCATGATGGACTGGTTGTGGACGGTCATCGTCCCATGGGTGGTTTTTCCAGTGTTCGTGCTGGCGATCTTCTTCACAATCCGGAGCGGGTGGCGGAGGTAACAAGAGCTGGGAGCGGCGGCCGGAGTCGAGGCCGCCGCTCTCTTGCTTTAGGTGCCGAAGTCAGCAGGCTTCCGGCGACGATCGATCGGGGCCACGGCGGTAAGCGTGGTCCCGCTCTTGCCGTCTGCGGGCTGCGTGTCGCTGATCTTCATGCGAAGGCGCATCCGGTCATCGATCGCTGCGCCGAAGCGCGTCATTCGCTGCCGGAGCTCAGTGAGCGCCATCGTCCGACCGCGCGACTTTGTCCAGATTTCGTCTACCAGCAGAGCCGCGAAATGCAGTTCCGTCCAGTCCGTAGGCGTGAACAGCTGCGCCTGCGCCGAGTACCGCCAGACCTCCCACCACTCGCGAGTGGCATCGGTCCAGCGGACGCCGTCCGGGCGCAGTTCAGGAAGTTCGGGGCCGCGTGCCTCGCCGTCGGCCGAGAGCGTCTGAAACTTGCCGGGCTGGATCAGCGGGGAGCCTTGCTGTAGGCTCGTTTCCTTTGGAGAGGGGCCGCGTCCAGGCATCGGTTAGCCCTTCAGGATCTTGTCGGTGGCGCGGTCGATCGCGGACAGAAACACCTTCAGGTCTGCGGCCAAAACACGCGCGGTTTCGAGGGAAACCGTAGCCAAAACTGCGCCGGATCCGTCCGCGTTTTCGAGCGATAGCGGGACGGTTACGATCGGTGAGATTGCCATGTTTGCTCTCCGTAACGGTGGGTTTTTGGCCTCTTACAGGCCCTTACTCTGGGTCAATTCTGTGTCTCGGCGAGCCCCTTACTTACCGGCCGGTAAGTATGGTAACTAGGCGCCACGGTAGATGACA